TCAATTGATTGTATTCAAGGTGAAATTTTTGATTGTTACCGTATAGTTAACCGGACGAGCAAGCGTAGCCTTTGGTTTTGTTGTAGTTAAAGTTGCTTTGGCTGTGAGGCTAAAAGTAGCTTCATTGGCTCCGAAAGCTCTGGTATTTGCCGCGTTTCTTATGAAAATGTTAGGTATTAGAAATTCTGATTTTACACCATTATGGTTATTGATACCAAAAAGCTCAAGACTAGTCCACTGAGAACTTTGTACATCAGGATTGTGAGAACCTGCGATAATGGGTAATTCTATCTCTTTTAAACCAACGTTTGTATTGCCTGATATTTCAGCAATTTTTATTGATGTGTATGGATTAGTTCCCGAGCTTGATTGACTAAATAATCCATTCCCGATATTTAATAAAAGCTCTGTTTTAACCGAAAATTCTGATGAAGGAACCTCAGAACTTGAATGAATGTATAACAATATATTCAGCTTTGCAGCTTCTCTATTGTTATTGAAAATGCGTATGGGTGCGGGTTTGGTATAATCACCACCCGTTTTAACTATATCTACTGTAGAAAGAATATGTATCTGTTCAACCCAGTGCATATTGAGGCCGTTATTAAATGTGGACCCCTTAACAATTTTTTGCCGAACACCCTTAGCGGTAAAATATAAATCACTACCATCCCACTCCCAAGCTCCATTTTGAGGGGTTGTTAATAACCCTCCCTGTTCAAATTTCATCACAGGAAGTGTGGTTGTTCCTGCCGTAGTCACACCACTTTTGACCAGTTTTGCCTGTTCATCCACATACGCCTTCACCGCCTTCTGCGAAGCCACCTTTTCATCACTGTTAGCTGCTAAAGTGATATCGGTATCAAATCCAATTAGCGCGTTAGCATTGTGGGTATGTACTTTTTCAGCCTTTAAGTTTAAAGCAGTTTGCGTAAGTATTGAGATTGGCTTGTCCAAATCAGTCGTATTATCGGCATTGCCTAAACCTATCTGTGCTTTAGTAACCTGATGTGGATTCGTCTGATCATTGACATGCCCGTCAAAGGCGCTTTTATCTGCTTTTAAATCCAAAGCTGCCCCGATAGCTTTAGATACTGGCTTATCTACATCAGCAGTATTATCTACACTGCCCAAACCCACTTGTTGCTTGCTTACACTGTGGGGATTTTGATCATTTTCGAGGTGATATTTTAATGCCTCCTTTTCTGCCTTTTGTTGCAGTATCCCATCCAATTCGGGGAAATTGGCAGCAATTCCTAACCTGTCATCTTTGTGTATATAGGAATCCATCCAATCCCAGAATTGTTCTTGGGTGGGGTAGTTGCCGGCTTTGAACCAGTCTTTGAGTTTGCTTATATCTTGTTTGGCCATGATTGTATTTTCTTGAAATCCTTTTAGTGCATGAAATAATGATGGAAATCTTAATTACCCGACGTATTCAATAAATAGGACGATACGGTAAGGATTCATGATGTTTAATGCAGTTCCATCACCTAACTCTTCTGTTTTCACGGGGTTGCCACCATTGGTACCTATATTATTAGGAGTAGCGCCGCCATCATCATAATCTTGAGAATTATAATACACACCCGTATTGAGCGACACTTTGGGTAAATGTGTCTTTTCAATCTTGGTATTCTTTTTTCCGCCTGTGTTACCAAGCGTGTTAAAATCTGCGTCTCCGGGGTTCCATCCGATTGGCATACGGCCTCTCCAATCCGTTGCTTCACGCCAACCTGCAGGTATTTGGTTTGCCGGTTTACGCCAAAGCAGCAAGACACCATCTATGGCAAATGGAGCAGCTTTTCGCTCAAGAATACTCACCCGACTTTCTAGCGCATTGTGGGCAGCTTGTAATTCTCCAGTCCGTTTGATCATGTGTGCCTTATGTGACTCGTGGTCAGCTTGCAGCTCATCGGCCTTCTTTTTCTGCTTTTGTAAATCACTGATGCGTGCCAGCCGGGCAAAGGGAATCGACTTTAGCCCTGTACCAAAAGTGGCGTACCGACTCAAGTATACCCCGCGTTCCCTGCCATCTTCGAAATCTGCAGTTTTTACTGCTTCGACAATAATCACCGAACTCTGTTTTAAGTCGCCTTTGAAGGGTAATATTTCCCCACTGATCACTACCCAGCCATCTGTGGTGTGATGCCCATCGTCCGTGATGCCGCTGATGATGTAGTTGTCGCCCCCGAGCCACGTCAGTGCATTGATGGGCCCAGTCATACTTTTTTGTAAAAAATCCAAGGTATCGGTCTCCAATGGAAAACCACCCGTGTACGAAAAATCGATCCTGTTCATGCTTTTATTCCTTGATTAGTTTGTATCGTTTGCCTGCTAGTTTGTAATAGTTTAGTAGTGATCGGCATTCAGCCATCAGTCCGCTATCCGTCCAAATGGTGATATCTTCCGGTATGTGCACCTGAAAATCAGCCCCCGTTTCGCCATAAGCCAAATGGTCATAGAGGTAGATTTTACCTAAGTATTTGGACTTCTTCTCGGCCGTCAGGAAAATGTTGACTGTATCATATTTCGTTCCATCATCAATGAAAATCCGTTTGCTGGCCGCATCGAAGCGCTCGTTGAGCATTTTCTCCAGGTAAACCACCTGCCCGGTATGCTCCATCCGGTAGTTCACCCAATGCCGATAGCGCAAAAATTCCAAGTACAGGCGCATCACTGGGACTAGCAAGGCATGAAGCCATAACACCATCTGCTCCTTGCGCAATGCTGCCGGGAGCAACATTTTAATTAATCGTCTATAGTCTAGTGCGAACATATTTCTAGGTTTTCTAAGTATTCTTGATTCTCGTTGATGGCGTGGTTATAAGGCTTGTAAGTGATCTTCAAATCCTTTGCTTCATCATAGATGCGCAGGTAACCGGCGTCGGGCACGTAGCGCACGGGGATGTCTCGGTCTTCCAAATCGCCATAGGTAGCGGCCACATGCGTGATCTGTGGGATGATCACCCCAGGCGTTTCCTGCAGGCGATCGGTCAAGGTAGCCAGCACAAACTCTCCATTAAAAGGTAAGTTGCGCAGGTAGGTTTTGATCGTATCGTTCACGGGCTTAATACTCGCTCCATCCAGACGTCCGCCCTGGGCGTCGAGCACCATGGCGTCGTAATAGATGGTCATCGATAGCTTCAAGCGGTCCGGAGGCAAGGAGTCAACGATCAGTTTGACGCCCGCATCCTTGATCTGCTGCATGTACCGGTTGAGTGCCCCCAGTTCGTCAGGGGATTTGCGTGAGAGTTTTTGTAATTCCCCATTCACTTCCTTTGCCGCTTTGATGCGTACCAATCCCTTAATTTCTACAGCAGCCACATGTTTGACGATTCTGCTTTTTGCTACCTCGATTGGGTCAAGGCCCGTATTGTCGTAAGAATCACTGTCAGGCTTGAGTGCCTTGCCAAATTGAAAATCTTCCGCCTTTTTCTTGTACCAAAGCAGATTATGTGGCTTTTTTGTTAGGAGCAACTGGTCCACTTCTTTTTTGTGGAAGTCGAATAATGTCTCCAGCGTCCAGATAGCCACAGCCACCACATGGGTCCACAAGCGCCAGATGGCGGTTTTACTCGTGCTGCTCAGGGTGTGGAGGCCTGATGTTCTTTCCTTTTCGGCGATGATTTCTGTTTGTATTTGCGTTATTGTACGTGCCATGATGGTCGTGTTTAATGTTAATTTGATGAGACTTGAAACGATACCCAGACTTGCATATGCCCAATCCCTCCGGCCTCATTGATCCCATCGGGTGCCGTGCGTGGCACCAGGCTCCGACTCTGAATGGAGGCCACCACGTAAGAGTTGATCTGCCCCTCATGCTTGGGCAGTTCGATAATAGTTCCTGCTGGCAGTTTGTCTGTTAGACTCAATTTTGAAATAGCAGCCAATTCAAAAACTGGTTCTATTGATCCATATTGATGGATGACAAGGTCAAATAGACTTTGTCCCTGGTGTGTTTTATAGTGGTTTGGCATCGATGATGATTCCTTTCTCGGTGATGTGTAAATGATCTAGTTTGAATCCGTCAGCCTCCAATTGCACGGCGATGGTGCGTTTAATGAAGCCATCGATCACGCCCTTTTGCGATAGCGACAAGCCTACGCCTGTTTCCGGGTTTTCCTTCCACTCGCCAGGAAGACTGGTTAGCAGCAGCTCAATGTGTTGGTGGTGACTATCGCCCGACTGCCAGTCGCCGTTTTCGATGAGCAGGTTGCTCTCTGGGTTTAATAAAATATCTTTCATTTATACGTCTTTTAAAAGATTGTTAAAGCGTGTTTGAAGGGTTTTGAAAGTTGGTTGAGATGTGATATCCAGTGTTCCTGTACCCGATGGGGTCAAAATTTTAATCTCTAGGATTGCTTTCAACAAATCATCCACTAACTTTTTGAGGGTTTCATTTTCTTTTTTCAGCAGAAACCCGTCTTTATCCACCGAAAATTCTGTTGTATCAATTGTCAACTTCATCAAATCCACCTCACTCACCCCACAAATGCAGGCATGATGCTTATTAATAAACACCACCAGCACATGGCTGTTCGGTGCTGGATACAAGCACAAACCCGCATCGCTTTCACTGGGATGAAAAGGCACCTCAAATAGCTCGGCTGAGCCATCCACGGGGATCACATCGCAGCATTTGTTTGTCTTATCTACACGATGGACCGTGCAAACTTTGGCGTAAAGTTGCTCGCCCGTGTCTATGAGTTTTTGCAAGCTTTGAATAATCATTTTTTCTTTTCTGTTTTTAATGGTGGACCTAATTCAATTTTTTGTCGATAGCCCCCTGTGCCGAAATTCACCTCTACTTTTTTGATCAAATAATCCCCCTGATTGCCATCGCTGATTTCGATATGAGCCATATCACATTTACGCACCATGGGCTCTCCGAAAGTTTCTATGCTGCCCTGGTAGCCTGTGTATTTGTAGCGATCCAGGGCTTTTTCGGCAAATACTTTCAGGGTATCGTGTTTCAGGTTATAAGCAAAGACCTCGATTTGCTCGCCATCTTTATCACCCATTGGTACCTCTATTCGTCTGTTATTTCGATCGACGGAAGTGGCTTTTATGCCGAGTTTGATATCCTCAGCACGACGGAACTCCAGCTCTTCGGTAATGATATTTTTGCTGTGGATGAAGGACTCCTTTTTTCTCCAATTGTAATCATAGTCGTAACCAACATACAACACCGACTCACGGAAATAAGCCTTCAAACCGCGTTCACGCTTTAGTTCGTTGAGTTCCTGAGCGATCGTAGGGCGGGTAATTCGGTAAGGGCCTAGGTCGATATCCTTGTCAATCAAGTGATAGTTTATACCAGTTCCTTCTAACAAAAAACCAATCAATTCTTTAAGTGTGATGTGTGCAAAGCCTTTTTGTTTTGCTGGGGTCACTTTGAGCAGGAACATACCATCCTCACACTCAATTTTTACGGGAGCTTTGGCGTCAACCCGGCGTACATAACCTGTAAAGCGCACTTTTAGATCGCTGTTTTGAGGTGCCATCCCTGGCGGGGTATAGCCTAGTTTAACCGTAATCTTGTCACCACGTTTGATAGGTGGTCTACTGCCGGATTCCGCGCATTGCCAAGTGATTTTTTTGGGTAGCTCAAGCACGCAGGTGTCCGTCAGGTTGCCGGTATCTTCTACAATGGTGCAGCTGGATAGCGCCGTGAAAACCCAAGTATGGTCGCCCACGATGGTTACTTCCGAGCGTAACTTTAGCATACCTGATCCTCCTTGAGTTTGATTTCGTAGGCCGTATCACTCAGGCAACAAATCGTAAAAGTTTGACGGTTGCTATGCGTCTCCTGATTGAAGCCATAGCTTTTTACAATCAGGTTGGTGATGCCAAATAATCCCAGAAAACTATTCTCATCAACGAGTAGCGAATCGTTGACTTTCAAGAAAGATATCAGCTTTTGGATTTCTTCTTTGGGATACTGATCGTATTCGGCGGTCAAGGCTGCTGCAATTTCTACTTGGTAGTCGCCATCGTTGATGTATTCTTTGATCGTACCATTTCGACCTTGCAAGGCCGTTTGGACAATATTTTTCTCCATGGTGACTATGCATACACATTCTTTGAGCTCGAGTTTTCTTTCCTTATCCAGTTTCAAGGTGAGCGAAGTAAGCGTGGGCACACCCACCCAATCCGACGATCTTAGGCTGCTGTCCACCTCTGGCAAATTGCTGGACAATGGCTTGCGGTACAAACCCGGCGCTAAGGGCAAAAAGGTTCTCATCACCACGCTACTGCTGGTGAGCAAAGTGTTTATTGACATGGTTTTTAGGTGGCTAAGTTGTAATCGTTTACGGCTAGTAATAAGGCTTCAGCTACGGCATCTTTGATGCGCTCTTTGCTTTCGGGCAGGCGCTCTACTTTGACAATGAGCGTTTCGACTAGCTTGTTGATCGTTAGGTTGCGAGAGCCGCTGCTGTGGCTATTAGTTGAAAGTCCATGTAGTTTATCTGATTTGGATTGCGTGTTCTTGGCTGATGTTGCTGCCATGGAACCAAAGCTTTTTAAGCCACTTTTGCTCGTTTGGAGTTTACTCAGCGCGGGAATGGCTGCTATCTTATCATCTTCCCCTTCTTTTGTATTTTTCTCTTTTTTCGAATCATCAAATAATTTTCCACCTTTTTGCTCGCCCACTTGAAATGCTCGTCTGATCTCTTTTAATCCATCATCTGGAAAAATCTTGCTCCAGAGACTAATAATTGGCACAAAAAGTGTTTTTAAGCCACTCCATATGCTGTTAAACACACCCGCAATAATCGTCCAAAGTCCACTAAAGGCACCGGCTATGGGCTGCACAATCCAGGCATCAATAAACCCGGCGAAGCCTGAAAACATATTTTCAAACCCTTGCCATAGACTGGTAAAGAAATTACCGATGCATGCCCAGGCATTTTGTATGCCAGTAATCATGCCTGTCCATACGGCGCTGGCTGCTTCGCCAATCCAGTTGAAAATGCCTCCGATAAAATTGCCGATGGATGAGAAAGTAGGCTTGATCGTATTCGTCCATAAACTAGTAACCAAGCCAGCAATTTTCCGGAATACCAGCTTACATACTTCCCAAATACCGTACACAACCCCTCTAAACTTGCGGCAATGATCCCAGAGATATATCACTGCTGCTGTGATCGCTCCGACGGCAATGGCAATCCAGCCTAGTACGGGGATGTTGGCTACTGCGAGCGAAAAGGTCCGCACTGCGCCTGTTGCCCAGAAGAAGGCATTGCGCAGGCCAGTGATGCTTTTTGAAAAAATGCGGGAGGTGAAGCTGGCGATACCTTGCCAAGTGGCGAAAAGACGGGTTTGGAGGGTGCCGTTGCGTAGAGCTCTAATGAAAGACTTAGTGATTCTGACTGTGGCTAAGCAAATCTTATTTAGAACTTTTGTCACAGCACCCATAGCAGCTATTCCAGAAGTTATTTGTCCTATTCCCACCATCAATGATGCCCCAACCTGGATGTATGATAATGCACCTTGTGTGAGCTCAAACAATCCAATTTTAAGATTATTAAAAAAAGCTGCTGTGCGCTTCATCTGCTCTTGGTAGGAACCCATCACAATCTTGGCCTGATCAACAGCTGTATTTGTGTTCTGAATTCTCCGATTGTATTCGTCGATCTCCTCGCTACCATTGATTAAAGCAATTGCAGCTGCAGCATTTTCCTTTCCAAACAATTTGGTGATTAATGCGGTATCGTGCATGATGGGCTTTAGGGCACTCAATCGAGCAGTTAAAGGATTTGTTTGATCGGCCAGTCGTGCAATGCTTATTCCAGCATCTTCTAAAGCTGCTTGAGTTTGCTTAGGGAGAAAGCGACCTTCACTTAAAATACTAAGTGTATTCCGTAAAGCCACGCCCCCTTCGGCTCCTTTTTTACCAGCTTTGTCGAGTACTTGTATGGCGGCGTTAGTTTCAGAAAAAGTGACTCCTGTAGTTTTGGCTACCATTCCCACATTTTCCAAAGCAGATTTGATTTGTGGGAGTTCTGCTGAGCCTTCTTTTGCTGCTGCAGCCATCACATTCATCATCTCAGCCATGATTTTGCTAGCCTGCATCGGATCGGTCAAACTAACACCGTATTGGTTCATAGCGGTAGTCAGTACTTCTGTAGCAGCAACGGTATTTCCATCCATCGTTTTTGATAGGATATTTACATGGTCTCCCATAAGCTTAAGTGCCTCTGAGCTCTTAGCGATGTCGGGTGATAACTGCGATAGTAGGAGCTTGTAGCTCTCCACATTTTGAGCAGCATCGGTGCCAAAAACACGAGCACTAGTTTTTGCGGCTTCGTTAATCCCTTCTAAAGCTTTACCGGTTAAACCAGTTATAGCTGATAAATCGGTGAGCGAAGCATTTAAAACATTTCCGGGTTGAATTGCGCTATCAAGTAGCGTCGTTAAATTGCGAACACCTTCAAGTGCTTGATTAATAGACAATAATTGTCTCCAGCACCCCCCAAAGCTACCGCTCATCTTTTGGGTATTCTTTGTTATTTCCTCAATATCATTATTTAGATCACCCAAAAACTTAGGTGGATTTACACTAAAATTGATACCGTAATTTAAAGTGGTGCTACTATTCATTATTTATTATATTTGAAAACGATCAAACTACTTTCCTATGGAACTAATTCTTTCATTAATGCTTATTATTTCAGCAATTATTTGTTACGCATTGTGTAGAACTATTTGGCGCGAAATAATGAATGAATCTGACTGTGAAGAGAGTGGTAGTTCTTCGAATCTCCTTTCTACTTCTGCAAACCCTTCGCAAACTAGGTACATCTATACTATAAGTCAGAATAAGACAACATCTGTTACTCGTATTTAGCCCTCCCCACTGCCAAAAAGCCTAACCAACATCTCCGCCTTATTCACTAGCCGCCATTGTTCCAGCCATTGCGCTTCAGCATATAAGTCACTCCATTTACCCAAACTCAACCTTTCCGGCTCCAAGCCAAAGTTTGCACGAATGAGCACGTTGCCCATTCGTATGGTATCCTCCCCATTGTGCAGGGAGGCTACAAGTTTTTTATGTGGCCCTCCAATGGTTTCATGATTTCGCTCAACTGCGCAATAGCTGATAAACGCACACGCGGACGTTTTTTCATCGCATCATCACAAGCCAGCAAACAGTTATCGAATAAAGCCAGTGATGCTTTTACTTCATCTTGCTTGGCCAGCGCTGTGATAGCCGATAGGGTATCCATGGTAGGCTCTTTGAAAATGCCCACATATTGTTTTTCTCCATCGGTTACAGTTACTAAACTCAAGAGGCCATGCTTGGCCTTCAATTCACTGATTTGATCAGGTGTCAAACCACATATTAATTCATTTTCAGTTGTCATTTTGGGTGTTGTTTATTGTTGTTTGTTAATATTTATTGACTGATAGGGCCCTTTTCTTGCCTCCCAGCCCAGGCACGGAGTACTCCGCACCCAGGCTAGAGACAAACACCCTATCTATTCCATTCGATATGCGAAACCAGCAGCTCCAGTTCCACTTCTTTTTTCATGTCGCCTTCTTTCCAATCGCGGCTTTGCTTTTTGAACTCGCAGTTCATCAGCACATCTTTGATGATGGGCCCACTTTCAGGCTGATAAAGCACCGTGATGGTAAAAGGAGCCATGCGGTTTAACTGCCCTTCACGAGCGGAACCTGTCAGGGCCATCACTGTTTCCACCGATAGTGTAATCGAAGCCGAAGCTTTTATCCGCCCATAACCTCGCGCTACTGGACGACGACCCGCGCCGTAGACATCTTCTTTTTCCTGCTCTTCTTCATATTTGATGGCGGTAATGCCCGTAATGGGCAGTGCACCCACATTTACCACGATATCGCCCCAGCCGTACGAACGGCCATTGATCAAAGGACTTGCTACTAATTCTGCCATTGCTATTCTTCTATTTTAACTGTAAAACCAATATTGACATTTATCTGACGCAGCACGCCCATGGGAACAAGCTTCACTGCTACGTTCAATTTGGATGAACCCAGCACCGACTGATTGGGGTCAATCACTACCTCGAAACCACTCAGCTCACCGGCACGCTCCATTTGGATCAAGCAATCTTTGGCCAGAGTTTCTAGAAAAATAGTAGTCCCGACAGCGATCGATCCGGTCCCAGCATCAATTCGCAATGGCCCGCTTAAGTGAGGCAATAAGCTCTTGTAAATTCCGCGTACCGCCTTGTCAATGGTGCGGTTATTTTCGATGTAAGCATAGTCGCTGTCAGCTTTATCGGCCGTGAAACTATCGTTCCAGTAAGAACCAGCCTGGCCAACGTGTTTGCGTAAAAACAAGTAGCGCTTGTTGTTAATCACTTCTTGCTGCTCTGGTGTAAGCTCATTAATTAAAGTGCCATCTACCAAAGCCGTCACATCTAATTCTTTGGCAAACGCTTGTTCGGATTTGCTAGGATAGCTCGTACTCACTATATTTTGTTTTTCCACCCAAGCGATGCTTTCGTGTACTTTGGCACGTGCGATGGCACCCATACAAGCGCCAATGGCTGTTACAGCTGGTTTGTCGGCACCGCCTTTTTTAGCGAGTGAGGCACCTAGTCCGCCACCGTCTTGGGCAATACAGATCGATACGCGTGGGTAAGCGTTAGCGCCCAGTGTAGGCAAGGCGGCAAGTTCTTCCTTGGTCATGCGGTAGGCTACTACTGCTGATAGTGGCATGTTCATGGCTGCCAAATCTTGGCAAGCTTTGTTTAGGTTGGCTTCATGTGCCGTGTTGCTATGGCCCAGCCATACACCTACTTGGCGGATAGCACCAGCAGCTTGTTGTTGCATTTGTTTGATTTCCGTGAAAGAGCCATCGTAGCTATCTGTTGGCACAACACGCACAAGTAATTTGCTTCCAGGAGCAACTCGGAAGAATTCGGCAATATGATAATGTACCATCGGCGTTTTGGTAGCCGATACTTTGTTGCGCTCCGCATCTTCCAGACTGTAAACTTCTAATAGGTCAGGCAGATGCGTTGCTTCAGGCCCATAGAATAACAGGGCTGATACATGATCCTCGCCTTCGGCTTGGCGTTTTAAGCCGCCTTGCGCTCGTTGAAAAGTGATTCCGTTCATTGATTATTTTGGTTTTTGTTGATTTAAATGAATTTTCGAGGGATGAATAGGATGAGAATCATCCCGGCCAGCAGAATCAGTAACGCCCTGCCCATCCACAATTGTGTTTGCTGCCACATGCTTAATGGTTTTTCGGTAGGCACAAAAACTGTTTCGTGAAGCATGTCGGTAATGTGCGTATCCTTTAGTTTGAGATAAATAGCCATGCTATCGCAAAGGCAATCGACTTGAAGTACCTGATCCTTGATTTGCACTTTTGGAACCAGTGCACGTTTGCCGTTTTGGGTATGCAATACCTCTTTGATCACTGGATTACCTGCATCGTTGATATCCAATTTTGCTTGGAAGCTTGATCGATCAGTCGGGATGTTCACTACCGTATCGCGCAGTGTGTCTTTGATGATCGTTTTGCTTTGCTGAGTGGGCTTGATCGTTCGGCAACTACAGATCAGCAGAAGTAGTATCAGTAGGTATGGGATTGATTTTGTTTTCATATTTCTTCAAAAGTTCTTGATGCAACATCCTTTCATGTTCGAGCGCCACGCGTAGGGCATGTAGCTCTTGTTTTAGTTTGATATTCTCGGCCATTTGATTGTCGAGGGCTAGGATCAATTCGTTTAAGCGATTAGTTAGGCGCTCCATGTTGTTTAGATCAGCGGCTACTTCTTTTTCCTCGTTGTCGATTTCGAAACCCTTGGTTTCGGCATTGGTACGACGACGTCCCAAAAACCAGCCTATCAAACCAGATGTACTGATGGCCGCTAGTATCCAATTGACACTATCCAGCACGTTATAATTCGACATAAATCCTCCCTGTTTTTTTCACCTGCTCAGCGAGCTGGGTGGTGGTTTTGCCAAAGGTTTTTTGAAAATGAGGCATGTCTGTTTTGCCTTTTATCCATCTACCTCCCCATTGCCAGCCATGGTTTTCAAACACCTTTACGCACTCCATCCAATCGGCTATGCCGTCACCATCATAATCTTTGAGTGTATCCCAACTAACTGTCTTTCCATCGACTAGCAAGCAGATATCCACCGCCAAGCCATAGTTATGGTACGATCGCCCACCTTCCGCCCAAGTCACTATTTTTCCTGGCGTTGTTCGCCCCTGCGCATACTTGCGATGTTGTTCAGCGATGGTGCGGAAGGTTTGGGTGAATCGTACTTGTGCTCGACCAGTGAGGCAGCGGCAGATTTGGATGTAGATATCCTTGGCTTCGAGGCGTAGTCTGGGGTGAAGCGTCTCGATTCGAGATAAGGTCACCTTGTCCAGCGTCATCATTTTCCACTAATTATTGCTCCCAAATACATCTGTTTTTTAGGAATCACCAGGAAGTAGTGTCGGAAGTTGATCTCATTCTCCTGCATCCTCGGATTTGTTTTGGCTTCGGAAAAATACATCTTGGTTTCGCCGCTGGCTTTGGCGACGTAGGGTGCGTAAAACGAAATACTTGCCTGCACGTCTTTGGCTGTGGGTGTTGCACCGAAAGCTTTTTTAATCTTAGCATCCTGGTCATAATATGGTGCAGCACCATACTCGTACACATCAAAGCCATACAAACCCGCAATACGCCCACTTTTGTAATCATAATACTGAGCCGAAAACTTTTGATCCAGCTCCAATAAGTCATGGATATGATCCGGACACAATACCAAGCGTCGACCATCCATAGGCACATCCATCAAGTCATAGGCCTTTTTTAATCGGATGATATCACTCCGGATTAGTGATTTTCGCCCATCCACATCGGTGCCCGTGGTAGTTAATACAGGTGTTTCGGGCGTATGTTTTGCTGGGGCAATGGCATGTAAAGCCTTTTTGAATTTTTCTTTAGTGATGGCTCCAGCATGCATATCCCGGGTTACACTCATTCGGTCGGATGCATTAGCATGCAACTCATCGTCGGTGATGATGGTCACTTCGGTTTGGTATTTGTCTAGCGACAAGCCAATATCCTCACTAGCAAGTGCTGAAGTAGGCAGCGGATAGGTGCTATTGTTGATGAGTACCTTGGGTTCCACGCCCATATAGGTCATGTGGATCACATTGTTTGTCGCATATCGGCTGTAATCTGGCAAGCCATCTAAAAAGGTTGCTTGCTCCAAGGTGGATACTTTGCGCAGGACTTCGCCAGTCCATATTTCGGTTTTGATAGACATATAGCCTCACCCTGCCCTCTCCGAAGGAGAGGGTTCTAGGGATTTGTTTTTTAATTATTTATAAATCAGTTAATTAATTAGATTTGCCTCCCTCTCCTTTGGAGAGGGTTGGGGTGAGGCTGTTAATAAATTGGTTCAAAGCCATAGTGACCGTAGAATAGTTTCTCGTAGTATTCCTTGTTCTGCTTCCGATAGGCGTCAAAGTCCGCCTTTGGCAAGGCCTGCAGTTGATCCCAAGTCATCTCTACTTTTGCTGAGTTACTTGGTTGGGCTCGCAGCTCCTTAATCAAATCGCGCAAGCGAGGTTCTTTTTGATCGTTAGATAGTGTTGCTACTTTTTTCTCAATAGCATCTAATCGCTTTAGTATGGGCTTGAAGTCTTGTGCATTTTCATTTTCCAGTGCGGCCAGCTGATCCAGAATAGCTTCGTCGGCAGCCGTTTCGGGTAATTCGAAGGAGTTAAAGGTAGGTTTCATGTTTAGTGTCTTGAGTTGATTTATTCGTGGTAGTATCTGTTCTATATTTTCAGTTTGGATGCCATTCAAGCGCAGTGCATTCCGATTGCCGGGGATGCCACAAATGCTCAGCTCGAGTAATTCGCAGCGAGTAACCGTCGGCCTGGTTTGGCCAGTTAGCACAACAGTTGTGTCAGTGCTTGTTTCTAGCACATCAATACCTACCGAACAGGCATTCAAGAATCCACGCTCTGCTTTCTTTTGCACAGCTAGCGCCTGCTCATCTTCTGCATCAAAATCAATGTCGAGTGTGATGCTTCCATCAAGCTCATGGCGGAGGTCTTTACCTTTTCCAATAGGTAGGCTGTAGGTATCATGATTGTAAAACACCACCGGATTTTTCTCGAACGAGGTTGTGTTCATCCCTGCCGAAAGGATGCGGTATCCGTATCTATTTACTCGTTCGTCGCTGATGATAAATCGCATGTTGGCTCGTTTGTTGGGACAAAGATTAGGGGCGTATTTGGAATAAAAAATTAACCATACAAGATTGATATACAAGTATGTAAGCCTTGTGTGTTTATTTTTTAAAGTCATTTTTTGTGCTAAGTTTTGCAGCCAAATGAGCACGAACAAAGACAAGAAAATCCTAGCCCAAGAACTATTCATCAGTGGCGCGCATACACGTAAAAGTATCAGCGAAGTGGTGGGCGTCACCGAGAAAACTTTGCGTAGTTGGATCGAAGGGGGAGACTGGGAAAATCTCAAGAGCTTACATGGCGTCACGCGTTCACAACTGCTGCAAGACAGCTACGCACAACTTAAAGCCGTCAATGAAAAGATAGCCAGCATGGGTGGCGTGCCTACTAAAGAGCTCTACGATGCCAAATCCATCATCGGTAAGGAAATTGAACGGTTGAGTGAGCATTCCATCGCGGTTTATATTGAATGTTTCAGCGAGTTTACTGGCTGGCTTTTGCGCAATCATCCCAAAGAAAGCAGGTTGTTTGGAAACCTAATGCTGGAGTTCTTGGAAGCTAGGCAGCGGGGGGCCATCTAAATACCTTTTAAACAGTTTTTAAACGCGCGTATAAACACACCAAATAAGCTTGGCGACCTCTAGCACCCCTGAAAAATGATTCACCGAATAAAAGACCAAAAAGCCCTCGACCGTTACCGCCAATTGATCAAAAGTATTTCGGAAGATAATGTCGTTAATCCTTTCGAAACGCAGGCAGAACAAAACTTGCGTATCGAGCGGGCTAAACGGGATTATGGATTTTTTATTGATACCTATTTTAAACGCTATGCTACATCACCATCAGCCCACTTCCATATCCAAACAGCCAAAAAAATTAAAACCAATAAGCATGTCAAACTATTATTAGCATGGGGACGAGGCCTAGCCAAATCCACGCATCTAAATATCCTAGTGCCTCTTTGGCTCTGGATCAATGACGATTTAAAAGTGATGTTACTTGTTGGTCAAAATCAAGAAAAGGCCTGCATCTTGCTTTCCGACCTACAAGCTGAGTTTGAGGCCAATCAACTCCTAGCGCACGATTTTGGCAATCAGCAAAGTATCGGCAGCTGGGAAGAAGGCCGCTTTATCACCAAAAACGATTGCGCATTTTTTGCGATCGGTATGGGCCAAAGTCCGCGTGGGTTGCGCCATCGGCAATTTAGGCCTGATTATATTGTGGCTGATGATTTGGACACCAAAGAGGTTTGTCGCAACCCCAAACGTCTACGCGAGTATGCCAACTGGATTTGTGAGGATTTACTCGGTACACTTGATGAACGTGGTAGCCGCTTCGTGCAAGTGAACAACATTTTTGCCCCACAAACTATTCTGACTCATATTCGAGATCATAAAAAAGGATTTCAATTTATCCAACAAAATGCAACTGATACACAACTAAATCCTACTTGGCCTGAAAAGTATGGAAAATCATTTTACCAAAACCAGCTCGAGGCGATGGGGCCCTTATCCTTCCAAGCCGAGTATAACAATGCACCTTATGTAGAAGGAACTACATTCAAGCAAGAGATGATTCAGTGGTGTAAAATCCCTCGCTTAGATCATTTTGAACACATCATTGGCTATTGGGATGTAGCTTATTCCGACGCTAAAACAGCCGATTTCAACGCGATCAAAGTTTGGGGCCTGAAAGAAGGTAAGTTTTACCTCATCAAAGCCATGGTGCAGCAATGTAAAATGGAAGTGGCTATTGGGTGGATGTTTAATTACGAAACATCATTGAACCCTCTCCTTAGGAGAGGGCAGGGTGAGGCTGTACGCATCAATTGGTATTTCGAAAGCCAGTTTTGGAACGATGCCCTTAAGATGGTGTACAAAGAAGTGACTGCCAAATACGCGCACTCGATCAGCCTAATACAAGCTGAACGACCCAAGGGCAATAAGTTCGATCGCATACTAGGCATGCTGCCTTTTTATCAGCAGGGACGTATTTATTATAATGACGCTGAGCGGGCCAATGGCGATATGCAAATCGGCATTGCTCAACTATTAGCCATTGAACCTGGTTATAAATCGCATGACGATAGCCCAGATGCGGATGCTACGGCGCTAGATTTATTGAACAAATATCAACGCGGAGCCGCATTTAAGCCACGTGTAGGGCAATACAAGAGCTTTTCAACAAGACGAATATGATCACACGCGACGACTATTTACCCCAAATCAAGCAAAACAACCTCGAATCGATGATTCAAGCTAATCCAGCCATTTTAACCAGTGCGGAAGCAATGGCTTTAGATACATTAAAAAGCTATTTGTTTGATCGATACGATACGGCCAAAATATTTGCTGCTACAGGCACTGAACGCAATATGCACTTGGTGCAATGTGGAGTAAACCTAGTGCTGCATCTCATTTATCAACGCTTGCCTAATCATCGCATCGCTCCTCATGTGGAGACAGCCTATAATGAAACCGTCAATTTTTTGGAGCGTGTTGCCGATGGTAAGAATGGATTAGACTTACCACGTCGAACAAATCCGAAAACAGGAGAGAACCAACAAATATTCCGCTGGGGAAGTGAACAAAAACGAAGTTTAATCTAAGAAGTATGCGACTAACCACCTATATCACCCAATTATTCAAAGGCAACAAAACGCCAGAGCCCTTGTACCAACTGGTCAAAACAGATAAGCAAACCCGCTTATCCTACCAGCTCAAGCGCACCAGTATACCCATGGCCAAAGCTGAAATGAGTCTTTGGAAACGGGCTGTCTCTAGCGCTACCGATCCCGAACGGCCTGATCGAAGCGATCTGTATGCTCTCTATCAGTTGGCCATGAGCGATGCGCACTTGTTTAGCCAGATCAATAGTCGAAAGATTAAAACTTTAGGGGCACCTTTTAGTGTCATCAAGGGAGGCTCCGCTAACAAGGATATGACCGAGTTACTCAAGCGCCCTTGGTTTGGTGATTTTATGAGTTTGGCTTTGGATAGTATATTTTTTGGTCATTCATTGATTGAGTTTGGGGAATTGATAGATGGACATTTCCAATCGGTGCATCTCATCGATCGTAGCTTGGTGATTCCTGAAAAGGGCTTAGTGGTTATTAAGGTAGGTGACGATAAGGGCTTCCCTTTTCGGGATGCTCCATTTAATGAGTACCTGATCGAAATCGGTTCACCAGATTATCTCGGCTTATTAAAAGACGCTGTCCCAGAAGTTATCTGGAAACGCAATGCCCGATCCGATTGGTCGGTACGTTCTGAAAAGTTTGGGATGCCTGTGATTGTAATTCGAACCTCGAGCACCGATGCGAAAGAATTAGACGCCAAGGAAATGATGGCTGCCAATATTGGGAGCAACGGTTATGCCATTTTGCATACTGACGATCAGGTAGAATTCCATGAAAGTCAACATTCGGATGCATATCAGGTTTACTTAGAGCAAGCAAAGCTATGCGACGAACAGCTCTCCAAGCTGATTCTAGGGCAGACGGGTGTATCCGACAAAAAGAGTTTTGTAGGCGCCGCAGAAGTTCACGAGCGATTGATGAACGAATATATCGAACGTGATATGCGCTGGTTGGAAAATGTGATTAATTATAAACTGTTCCCCTTTTTGATAACCAAGGGTTATTCACTCAGTGATGCTCGTTTTGCTTTCGACGAGCCCGATGCTGAAGCCAAACAGCCTGGAGGTGCTGGGGTAAAAAAGCCAGTTTTACATGGCAAGCTGAATTGGATGAGTGGCACCGAAAACTTAGCGACACCGAGTGCAGCCACTGAAAAAAGGCTGGCTGAACTCGCTGCAGCTATCCACTCTGGGAGATTGCCTAAAGAAACTACTTCGCCTGAACTTGTTTTAAATAATGGAGATTCCCTTTGGGGCCGCATCAAAGCCAATTTTAAAAAGATGGGTTCAATTGATAAAAGCCCTGAACAAGAAGGCTGGCTACGTGTGCAACAAAACAATGTGTACGTATTTGGTTTAGCGAAAAGCTTTGCACAGATGCAAGAGATGCGAGCCGTAGTGCATGATCAATACGGTGTACAGCGGCCTTTATCAGAGTTTTATAAACATGTTAAAGCCATTGATGAACGCTATAACCAACACTACGCCCAAGCTGAATATCAAGCGGTAGTGCGTGGTGCAATCATGGGTCAAAAATGGTTAGAGATACAGGAACAAAAGGATGTTTTTCCTTGGCTGCAGTACCAAACCAAGGGGGATGGTCGCGTGCGTGCGGAACACGATTGTCTTAATGGGATTGTGCTTCCAGCCGATGATCCATTTTGGTCACAATATTATCCCCCTAATGGCTGGCGTTGCAGATGTTCAGTCAAGCCATTGACCAATGCGCAATTGGAAAAGCAAAATCTTAAACCGATTAACTCCAACACGGCTATAGAAGCCGCTGAAAAGGAAGTGAAGGATGATTATTGGAAGCACAACATGGGCATGACTGAGTTATTTGACCGTAATGGTATCCCTTATTTTAAAGCTGTTCCTAGCCAGGGTGAAGTGCCTTTAAAGGCTGTCGAAAATTATGGCATGCCGTCTGTGGAACGTATTTATGAGCGCTCAACCAATAAACTACCCACTATAATAGGCTTTGAAAGTGAGGCTGATTTTAAAACATTCTGGAGTCAGAAAGCAGATCAAAATGGAAATATAAAGCTTCAAGATAGCACTGGGCTTACGCTTACTTTTTCGGAGGCCTTGAGAGATCAGACTATCCGAAAAGGACACTGGAATGTTGCCAAGTCAGCCATTGTATTACTGAAAAATGCCGATGAAGTATGGGGTTCATTGGACCCAAAGTCGACTTTGTTCAGAAAATACATTGGCTATTACCAACATAAACCACTGGTGCTAATAGCTAATGAGCAGGGCTTGGTGCATGATTTTTATTCCTGGGATCGACCCTTATCTGACCTAGAAGAATTAAGAGAAGGTCTGTTAATTAAACGAAGATGACCAAACTCACCATCAATACACAAGCTTTAAATGATCTTGAAAAACGTTTGAAACAAATTTTAAATGCCATGCCAAGAGTAATTGGCCAGACAGTGGTCAACCACTTTCAAGAGAATATCACCAAACGCCAGGGTGTACCGACAAATGGTTCTTTGCAGCACTTCAAGAATCGAGTGTTTGAAAATGGTCGTAGCCGAGGCAGGGGTATTTTGAATGATACGGGCAATCTGGTCGATAGCATCAAGATTATCGGCCGTGGTCAAGGTAATGTCAATGTGGGTATCCGAGCTTCTGAAATACCCTATGCTGAACTGCATCAGCAAGGGGGTAAAGTACCCGTTACCGACAAGATGCGTAAGTTTTTCTGGGCACAATATTATCAGCATACTTCCTCAGCTGGGCGTTCTAGAGAGAAACGATCTGTCTCAAGAAGTGGGGATGCTAATTTTTGGAAAGCAATGGCCTTGAAACGGAGTGGTTCAACTATCACTATTCCAGCCCGGCCTTTTATGGGTATAACTCCGGATCTAGAGAAGACCATTCTCAGAGCAATACAAACTGAAATGAATCATATCATTTAACATCAATAACATGTTATCACTTGCTTACCAAGCCATCAAAAAACGATTAAATGACTCCATTCCAGAAGTTTCTGGGCGTATCCATTGGTATAATAGTTTATTAACTGATGACCACGCAGAGCCTGTATTTCAAACGCCTACGCTCTTTATTGAGTTTGGAGAAACGCAGCTTTATGAGTTGAAGGGCTATCCAAACAAGCAACTTCAAGGTGGCCGATTGTCCTTTAGCATCCACTGCGTCGAGCAATTTAATTATGACGATGATGCCGTGTTAAGTGCTTTGTCAATCGCTGATAAAGTCTACCAAGCGCTGCATAAGCGGGATTTTAGGCTGTCAGAGCTGTCTCGCTTTGAAACACTAGCAGGAACTAACAAAGATCTTATTTTACTATCCACCATCCTACGGACGGCCGTTGCTGCTGATCATCGGCATGTGAATTTGGCTGATAGTGTTGTTAGGTTTAGCTGTGAGGCGATAGATATGGTTGCCTAATGTCTGGGAAAAGAATCTTTCGATTCCTACTGATTTCTTTTGACAGTTCCATTTACATATTCTATGTATGAAATCTTATTAGCGAATTGAATCTGCCGTTGAACTGCTTACATAAAGGGGTGTGATACTCGGTTTAACAAACCTTTATTTATAACCTCAATTTTTAAATCCTGCTTTATTAGTTTAACAAGAGCTACATAGTCTTCGAACAGTTGATCACTATTATTTATGATCAATTCGGTGTCAAAATGTGCGGATGAGGTTACTAAACTCAAACATAAGTTAGAAAATGCATAGTATTGCTCAATTATGTTATCGGGCAACAAATAAGCATACGCATAAATTGATTTTTGTAACTTGAAGCCCACTTGGTATAGGGGAGTAATTTCTTTCACAAAATAGCTATCCCAATCCTCTTTCGTTTCTATCTTATAAATTTCATTAAATGGAGTGGAGTTAATATCTAACGTTAAATATGCATCATAGCATTTTGTACTTAGGTCTTTATAAGCATCGAGTTTAATTTGAAAAAGTTTGTTCTGAAAATCCTTTTTCCTTGAGTGACGAAAATTGAAATAGGTTACTGTGAGGGTAATTATTGTCAGGATAGTATTGCAAAGGGCTATAGCTTCAACTGTGATCATGCATTTGGTTTTTAAAATTTAAAATACTCAGTTCTCATCTGCCTATAGAAACGCTTGCGCTTAAACTACAGACAGTATTGAATACAGTCGTTTTAAATTTATCTCCACATAGAAAATTTTTTTGTCAATGGTTGAAGGCTCTCCTTTGTTCCAAATAACATGATGCCATAGAACTTCAATGTGTCCTTTGAAAGAGTTGCTGTTTTTTCAAGCTGTTCTTTGTAGGTGCCACCTGTCATGCTTTCCAAAAAATCAACAAAATGAATATTGTTTGCAATCGCTTCATTTTTCAATTTGTTGATTTCTCCATTTTTACCACGCAGTACCACCAATGATAATGCAGAAATAGAGGGATGAATATTTTGATCGTTGTCGGTAAAATCAATAAAAGTCATTTTTTCTTTCAAATCTTCTGGCGCAGATCCAACAAGTCCGGCCGAAAGATGAGCAACAACATTCATTGCAACTCCGGAGAGCTCTATGTCTTTGTTAATGACAGCTACAAATTTGTAGTGCTGTGCATTGGTTTCAATTTGATTGTTCACTAAAATCAGTGTCTGGTTAAAATAAGGAGTAGTATTTCTCAACCACTCGTATGAGTGGCTCATGTTTTGGCAAAACTATACTTTTAGCTGAATAGTAGAAAATGTCGAATTTTACGACGTTGATAAAAGTTGGTTTATCAAAAAAGTGTATACTGCCTCGGATCTATCGGCTGCTCACTTCCCCCCAACTCCCGTAACTCTTTCTTATAATTGGTATTCAAATAGCGCTGAAAAGTGCACAGGCTAATGTAAAAACAAGGATAAATCACATTCCGATACGTACGCACCTAGGCTGTTCAAAGTCTATAACTTCAAATGACTATGAATAGTTCCTAGGCAGTGTATAAGTGGATAGGGATTTTCAACCCCTCTATTATAACTACTACAATTTATGAGAGCTAATATTCGTTTTACAAATAATAAACAAAGATGAAACCAATATGATCCCCTTTAAACATCAAAATATCATATACACTTGCGCAGCAATACCTTTCTTTATTATTCGGATAATAAAAGGGCCTGAAGTTTTACTTACAGCACTATATAAAGCTTCGAACTACATGACCCTTTTTGCTCAAGACTTCCTCCTGTATCTTGTTGTGATAATAGGTGCTTTTGGTGTTTACAGATGCATACAGCTAACTATTAGGATGTCATATGGAGAATGTGTTCAAGAAGAAATGCGGATTCTGGTAAGCTCTACTATTTTTATGTTCATTGTACTATACCGTTACTCTTTTAGTATATTTTGAGCTTTAGAATACCTTTGGGTTGCAATTTATGAGGCCTTAAAAAAGCGTATATTGCCTAGGATCACTAGGAGGCTCATTTTCCCCCAACTCTCGCAACTCCTTCTTATAATTGGTATTCAAATAACGCTGAAAAGTGCACAGGCTAATGTAAAAACAAGGATAAATCACATTTCGATACGTACGCACCATGGGTACATCGGGCTTATGCATTTGCTCGTATAGTTCACACACCGCTTTCACCTTCAAAAGATAATTTTTTCTTGTATACGCCATTTACTCGTTTATTAGAGTCCTTTTACCCATGTTTCCACAATTCCAACCTTTGTTTTTTTATAGCCCAATTCACGTAAGTGCCTCCAATAAGCTTGTATCTCTTCATTGGTTTTACACTCCTGTTCGCGTGTTTTACTATATCCATTAGGGAAATGCCATTTAGCAGTTAAAGAGTTCTCTTTAACTGCCGTCGCCCATTGGCGTAGTTCATTGATTCGAGTAACCAATCCACTGATATTTTTTGGTGAAGCCCACCATTCATCACACTCAAAGTAGGCCGCTACCATTTTCTCAAAATCACATTTCTTTTGCAAAGACAATTGTTTCACTAAAGCGCCATCCTTCTTGCTCACCAGATAGCTATTGCCATATTTTTGTTTATATGCGTCGCAAAATAGCGCCACACGCTGCCCCCCATTTTGTGCATCCTCAGTAATCAAACTCAAACCAATCGCAGCGAATGCTTCCATATCTATCTTGGCAATGTCAAACTGCAAAACCTGCTTGATTTTCAATTCCTGAACAGCATTCAACGGCTTTTTAAACGAGTTGGTAAAACTCTTTAAAACACCGTTTTCGTAAATCAGCGTTAAAGAACCCTGTAGTTTTTTAGATGAGAGTATTAGTTGTTTCATAGAGTTTAGTGTTGTTGTCTGAATCAGGATAAAAAAGATAGGATGGATAAGAGGATACCTACACTCAGGCTCTGAATTGGGCTCATGCGCTGCATCCTTGCCATCTCTTTTATCCTTCTTATCCTGATTCAGACAAGTAATTACGCTGCCTTAACCGCTAAGATTTCTTTGATTTCTGCGCTGTAATCGATGCATCCCATGAGCTGGTTCAACGAGACGCTTTTACTGGCAGCTACTTCTTTATCAGCAAATTTCACTTCCACCAGCTCACCAAAACCTTCGTCAATGAGCTGCTCTAACCACTTGAGTGTCACTTTCTCTTTAGCAAAGTCTGCCTTCAACTGTGACCTTCGCTCAATTTTGACCCCATTAGGTAGTGCCAGCACATTACCTTTAAATTGATCTCCGTTTTCTTGTGCATAAGTCACTAGTAGCGCTTTGTAATGGTCTACACTGACTTTGGCCTCCCTCATTTTTTCATTAAACTGTACGTACAGAGCTGTTAATTCATCAATAGTGAGTTCTGGAGCCTTGCTCGTGATACTTGTAATTTTTGTTGTTTTTATCATCTCATTTAGTTTTTCAAAATCCTGTAAATCTTATAATCCTGGCTAATCTTGATTCAGACAAATAGCTTAGGATCGATTTGAGCCATCAGGCAGCGAGCCACATTAGTTTCATAAAGCCAGCCTTCTTCCACCCAATAGTTTTTAAAATGCCAGCTAAATGCCCGACATTCTTTGTGCGTCAGGGTGAGGTTACTACTATGGCGAAAAGGAGTTTTGAGCTTTCGGTCCATTTTTAAAAAGATGTCGCAAAGCAACTCTTGAGCAATGGTTTCCAGGTCATTATCTGGGGTCTCACTAATTACATTGTGCTGGAAATAGTAGAATAATGCCTCTAATTGTTGGTCGTTTAGTTTGAGTGTCATAAATCGTTAGTATATCATATCCTGTAAGTCTTTTTATCCTAATTCAGGCAAACATTATCTATTCATCCATCCATGATGCCTTTTGGCGCCATCCTCCCAAATAACATAAGGCGCATTGCCACCATATCTACTTCGTGGGAGTACTACATAGCGGTCTACATAAATTTTCACATCACACATATATTCAATATCCTTACCTGCACTGCTTTTTGGTCTACGATTATCGCTCCAGCTCACAAACACTAAGACCGTCTTTTTGCATAACTGATCAAGCACTTTGTATTCCTCCGCTGTTAAGCGCATGTAGTCGATACTGTCAATGATAATGGCTGCATGCTTTGTACGCTTTTTAAGTACAGTCAATAATGTTTTAAAATCCATATCAACCCCTAGCAAAACCTTATTACCCACCTCCTGCATAGTGTTTCTGGCAAAACACTGCTGCAAACTACTGCTGGCACCTTGCTCCCGACTTACATACAACACTTTGCCAAACCCACTTAGATACTTAGCCAGTTGCACCGAAAACTCTGTTTTCCCCTCACCACTTTTTCCATAAATCAGCCATCTGCTGTTACGTTCAGGTGATCCGAAACTATCTTTCCATACCCCTCCAAAATCCAATTCGCAATATTGCTTTTTCAAAAAACTGCTCGTTTTTAATATCTGTACCTTCATTTTATTTCAGAAATACAAGCAATGCTATGCTTGGTTAACTAGGTTTTTAGCCCCCATAATTTTACGTTTCACGCCACGCATATCCCCAAAGCCCTGAGCTTTAGACAAACTATTCACTATGCCAGCTGTCTCATTCACCTCAATCCCATTAGCCACCGCAATAGCCGATGCCATCTCTTTTAATACCTGATATCGATCATTTGCCAATACAGGCAATACCTTTTTAAACTCCTTACCATATCTCGAAAAAAACTCTACGTACCCCATCCTTTTGTTTCGAATGCCTCGTTCCAAACGATGCTTTAATCCATCAGCACCCACCATATAAAATCCACATATCGTGTCTAAAGCATTGTACATACGCTTCAACACCAACAGTGTACCATTATCCAAGTCGCCTGCCTCATCCAGAATAAGCAGCGGTCTATCCATACTTTCTAGGGCATAGATGGAATCATTTAATACCTCATCTATTTTGCCATGATCACCCACACCTACCGCTCTGCCCAAAGCCCGAATGAAGCTACTTTTCGTCCCATTAACCGATCCGTCGATATAAAACACAGCCTTATTTTGCCTCTGATAAGCTTTGCACGCCCATGTTTTACCAATGCCCGCTTCATCAACCAATATGGCCGTTAAGCTCTCACGTTGACAAGCACCTAGCTGATTATTGATATAGGTGTATACTTCTGTTTCGGCTGTTACCCATTTCGTATCCGAATGTTTACTAAATCCCACCACCCGAGCAAAACGTACCCACTTGTTCATTCCTATCAAGCCGGGGCGATTAAGCCAATTTTTCCTAAATAAATTGCTGATATCTTCTGCCTTAAATCCAAGCGTACGTGCGTATTCACTTTGGTTAAATCCGCTGTTTACAAACTGATCATACACTAAGTCTGTAATTTTCATCTTGTCTAATTCGCCAAATTCTATTTTCATGGGTTTAATTTGTTTTTATTGGCTATGAAGCTGTCATGAGCCATGATTAATCATTCGGGGTTTGTAAGATTATATTTAGGTCATGACGGTTTCATAACATTTGATTTTTAACAGTATTCAATTTGCCTCCCTCTCCTTCGGAGAGGGCTGGGGTGAGGCTCTTAATAAAACTCCTCTATCGCTCGTTCGGCCACAGTTTTCTTTTTTATAGACTTTTGGGGCTCAACCTTCTCTGCTAGTTCCGTTTCACCTTGTGCGTTGTGTACACCTTTAACCACATTTCGACCAAGACAAAGCATCTGGTAATCCAATTGCTCATCCACTTCATCATTTTCAATAACTCGCTGCAGTACGCCTAGCCCTTTAGCAGTTTCCATTTCCCAATTGTGAATTGACTCAAGCATAGCCTGCTTCCGTTGTGTTAGCTCTTTTAGGGCTAAGCCACTTTCTCTAGTAGCCTCGGCAAAACTCTTATGCGCTTTCACCGTCCGATTACATGTTAGTAGGTAAGCACCTTCAGGTGTGTATAAATCTGCAGCGGTCGCATCCCACCGTACCTCAACTAAGAGGTTGCCTGTATAGCCCAATTTTCGATTGATATTCTCCAGCTCTGTATCCCAATTCGCAATAGTAAACTTGTGCTCAACCCCTTTATGCTCCACATTCACAAAGCCACGCATACGTGCCAAGTCAACCGTGGTTACATGGCCATTTACATAGCGCAATACTGTTGGCTCCAGAGGTTTTAGCTCAGGATGCCTACGTTCAAACCGCTCCAATCTGCTCAAACCATCTATACCGATCTGACTATTCCATTGCTCCACCATTTGCATCGCTTGCGTATAAGCCTCATGTTTGGTCGGCAAATCCTTCACCTTCATGTCATCCGTATTGCTCTTGAAATCAATGCTGTGTGCATTAAATTGACCAGACCAATTATCAAACTGACGCGCCAAGTCATTCATTAGCCGTACGAATAGCTCAGCAGGATTTTCTTGTGAATTCCCCGGCTTTATCGTTCTCACTTTAGTAAATAACATTCCAAATACATTTTTAACCTCTGCTTCCTGAAAAGCCCCACCATTATCTGTCAGTACCTCCATTGCACCATAGCCACTACTTGTTTTTAAGGCCATCTGTAAAGCTTTAAGTACATGTGTCTTGGTTTCAGCGCCCCGATGATGATCTGCCACACTATGACCTAACAATAAGCCACTCGCTACATCAAATACCCGAGTCATGTATAGAGTAGCGGGTTTGCCATCTTTGTTATAGGCAAGCTTCAAGCCCGAACCATCCATCACCCACATACTGCCAGCATACTCCAAAGGCTTAGCAGGTACATACGTTTGAAACTTTTTATTAAAATAATCGTACCCATGTCTAGCCCTGCCCATCTTCATCTTGCCACTATATCTGTTTGTATGAGCCGAAAAAGTTCGATACGAAATAGGACTAACACCCAGTCGAGCTACAGCAGGCAAATAATAGTTATCGTATAAGCTCTGCTTAAACTCCTTTCCTGCATTAAACCGATTCATGAAAGCATTATAAATCAACGTCTGATGCACATCAAAAGCCATTACTTCGCCCGTAAGCTCATCTACCAGTTCTACCGATCCAACCACCGATGCATTCCTATTACCATGCCCACCATGAATAAAAAACTCGTATTGCTCTTCTAACGTAGTACATGCTTCAAAATCGGCCATCTTATTGCGCAAGCCATTTGCATTCTTTATTCGCATGCCTTCTAACTGTTTTTCTGCCAATAGCCCTGCCATAGCTCGAAACAAATCCCCTTTATTATCTAGTCCAAATTGTACCCATCGTTTATCTCTCAATACGTCCGATAATAATTTTGCATAAGCCCAACTTTGCGCCAATATTTGAGCACGTTCTGCATTTACTCGTCCACCTGTCTTAAACATGTAGAAAGTAAACACTTCGGGGTTTAAGTACTCAGCCGCCGCATACTCCAGTTTCAACCGTGCGCAAGCCATCACATCTGCATCACTACACAATTCTCTCCCCATACGCAACAATTCTGCTTCATTAGCCAACTTTTCCTGATAAAAATTGGGTGCTTTATTCGGTACACGTTCATAATCATAATAAAACGCCCCATCCATTCGGGCCCAGCGCCAACTCTTAGCACAATCAGGCAAAATATCTAGCCTACGAGCGCTCAACGGAAGATTGTTTTTATACAACACTCGAGCAACACGTAAATAGTCTGTATTTACTGCGCACGACCGTACCAAATAACTCTCATTAAGCCAGATTGTGCGCTTATCTCCGTATTGTTTGATGACGATGTCTCGTGTCATGTTATTTTAATCCTGATTTAAATAATATCATTGTTAAATAACTCAGTAGCAATTTTTTCTGCTTGCGCTTTACGTTTCATTGCCAACAAACGCAATGCCTCGACAATACCATTATCCGTCTTTCCCTTTCGCATCGCATCTGTAACCACACTGCGACTAACACCCAACAGCTCAGCTACATTTTTCATGTCATTTCGTTTTAAGTATTTTTTTATTTCCACTTTATCCAT